TAGCAATTACTTATGGATCAGAGATGAGAATTGAGCATTACGATGCTTTAATTAAAAGTCACCTTTGGTCTCTTTTAGACATTTGGGGATATTCCTCAAACCAATTAGTTGTTTCTAAATCAACAAAATTGTTTAAGTATAAGAAATGTATAAAATTTGCAATCACTTTCATGTCAATTTTGACTACTGCCTTCATGTTTAAATACGCTTTGGATGTTAAAAAACAAAACGCTAATTTAAAACAAAGTATGGAGGAAAGGCCAAAAGAGCAAGAAGGACAAGTATTGCAAACACATAAAGAACACACCCCTAGTAGTATACAAGAAGATGTACAAAAACTAGAGGAAAGTACTGCTTGTGAAATGCCAGAACCACGTACAAAACCAATGAATGGTATTGATTGGGATAAACCCCGACCAGTGCCGTTTACAATGGTTAATCAATGTACTGACAATAGCTTAGTGAATGTTAACAAAGCAATTTGTAAAAATGTTCGCATGTGTTACATTACTAATGGTAAATCCACTCAGAAAACTCATATTTTGGGTTTATTTGAAGATTTTGCTGTTATTAATAGACATACTTTAAAAGTAATAGGTAGTAAATGTGAATTAACAACTTGTGTTAGTCCGGGTGTGGGCCAACATAATATACGCATTTCTGAATCAGAATTTTCAACCATCAAGAATGATGATGATAAAACTGATTTAGTTTTGATAAGATTGCGTGGATTAAAGTTCCACAATATTCGTAAATATTTATGTCCAGATCAAAAAGCTTATAATTCCTTAGGATATGGAGTTAACGCTAAAATTGGTGGACATACAACAACGGCTATTAAATATGGCCAAATTACATCAACTGCAGGAGATTTAGAAGTCTCTAATTGTATTTCATACAGTTGGGACAAACATGAACAAGGTTCATGTGGAACTCCTTTAGTTGCTACAGTAAATAGACAATCTATTTTGCTGGGAATTCATTGTGCTGGAGACGCAGGATCAAACCTGAGTTTTGCACAATACATTAATTTAAATGCTGTTGAAGATGCTTTAGAGTGTCTTCCAACAACAAGTTTGAGAGTAAATTCTGAAGGAATTCTGAGAATGCCGGAAACGACACCAGAATTAAACAGTTGCCCTCAAGACAGATCACCGTTGAACTTTGAAAAAGTACCGGGACTTGAAGTATTTGGAGGAATCAAAGATTATCCAATAGTCAAGCCAGGCAAATCAACTTTAAGATCTAGTAAGTTCGTTCCTTATGCTGAGGAATTAACTGGAGTTTCGTGCTTCAGAGAAGACGGAAAACCAGTCTTTGCAGCGCCACCCTTTTCATCTGTTAAAAGAATTGAAAATGGAGAACAAAAATATTATGCACCTTTTAATAATTTTGTGAAAAAGGCAGGAGTTGTAAAGAAATCTTTGAACCCGGAAATTATGGGAAAGACAATTAACTATATAACCGGACATTTGATTAAAGAACTAAGTAAAAAAGGTATCAAAAGATTGTCACCAGTACCTTTGGCTGTCGCGCAAAACGGACACCCGAAGGATTTTTATATGCGAGCTATGAAGCCGTCAACATCAGGAGGATGGTCCTTTTTAGGGCCTAAACGTAAATGGTCTGACCAAATTGAATTAGATTTCAAGAAGGACAGCTATTTACCTCACGATTGTGTGACAGAACAGGTTTTAGAACAAGTTCATGCATATAGAAATGGAAGAGACGCTTGCCCAATTTTGGGAGCTCAATTAAAAGATGAGCCGCGTTCTTTCGAAAAATGTCGAATAGCTAAGACGAGAGTCTTTTGCATGTCGCCATATGATGCTACGATTTTGAATCGTATGTATTTAATGCCATTTTATACTTTAATGAATCAGTATTCGAGTATTTTCGGAGCTGAAATAGGTATAAATATGCATAGTGTAGATGTTGACGAATTAGTCACAACTATGAAGTCATTCTCTGATTCCTATATGGAAGGAGATTATGGCGGTTTTGACACATCGATGCCTTATGATATTGGCTTAATTGCTAATACAATAGTGCACAATGTGTTAAAACATTTTGGCTATAACGACGATGCTTTGGAAGTAGTTAGAGGAATTTTATCCGATAACTTATATCCAACCGTTGCTATGACCGGAGATATTTTTGCAGCACCAGCATTTCAACCTAGTGGTAAATATGCCACAGCTGAAGATAATTCATTAAGAGGATTATCTATGTTAGTGTATGCTTTCATTTCCATGCGAGGAAGCAATGAGGATTTTTTCTCAAATGTTAAACCTTGTATTTATGGAGATGATGTGATCGCTGCTGTTAAAACACCAGTTAGATCATTTTTTTAATAACTGTACATATCAATCTTTTTGTAGAGATATTTACGGTTTAG